TCAGGAGGAATGAGAGCATTATCCGATATGATTGAGCGATTAGATAAGTTAGCTAATGTAGACGATGAAAGAAGATTAAAAGTAACGCAAATGAAAGCTAACATTGAGAAAAATAAAGCTGACACTGCTCGTATTAAGGGTGAAGATGGTGATGCGTACGAAGACGACGGTTTCAAAGAAGCGCTAGAAGGCAAGGTAGAGGAAGTGTGGGATGACCATGACGACGATTCCGAAGCGTAAAAAGAAACCTGCTCCATTCAAATTTAAGCAGTTTTCCAAGAAGCAGCTGAAAGTATTAACCTGGTGGAAGCCTAACAGTCCCGTTAAAAATTATGACGGGATTATTTGCGATGGTTCTATTCGTGCCGGGAAAACAGTTTCGATGGCTCTATCCTACGTTATGTGGGCAATGGAATCATTCGAAGGCGAGAACTTCGGCATGTGCGGTAAAACGATTGGTTCGCACCGTCGTAACGTTATAACGCCACTTAAAAAGATGCTGAAGTCCCGTGGGTATAAGGTTAAAGATCATCGCAGTGAGAATATGCTTACTATTACTAAAGATGGTGTGACAAACTTCTTTTATATTTTTGGGGGTAAAGATGAAAGCTCTCAGGATTTGATTCAGGGTATAACTGCGGCAGGAATGTTTTTTGATGAGGTAGCGCTTATGGTGCAAAGCTTTGTCAATCAGGCTACTGGACGTTTATCGGTTACTGGTTCAAAAATGTGGTTTAACTGTAACCCCGCAGGACCATATCACTGGTTTAAAGAGAAATGGCTGGATCAAAAGAAAGAAAAGAATCTCTTACATCTTAAATTCTCTATGGATGATAATTTGTCATTAGACGAGAAGACGAAAAGAAGATATCACCGTATGTATAGTGGTGTTTTCTATCGTAGATATATCAAAGGTGAATGGGCAGCTGCTTCTGGACTTATCTTTGATATGTTTGACGAGAATATACACAAAGTTGAGTCTGTTGATCGTAATTACGTTGAATACTATGTATCCTGCGACTACGGTACGCAGAATGCAATGGCGTATGGATTATGGGGCAAATGTATTGAAGAAGGCGACAAAGAAGTATGGTACAAAATAAAAGAGTACCATTATAGTGGCCGTGATACAGAGAAGCAGAAAACTGACCAAGAATATTACGAAGACTATGAGGAGTTTGTTGGTGATTTGCCAATCCGTGGTACAGTAGTTGACCCGTCCGCTGCTTCATTTATAGCTTTGCTAGTTAGGAACAAACGAAAAGTATATAAGGCACGAAATAATGTTAAAGAGGGTATTGGTAATGTCGGTGTTGCGCTAAACACGGGCATTATTTATTTTAACGACTGCTGCAATGAAACGTTTAAAGAATTCGCTTCTTATATATGGGATGAGAAATCTGTAGAACGCGGTGAAGATAAGCCACTTAAAGAGAATGATCACCACATGGATGAAACAAGATACTTCATTAATACAATCATATTTGGATTACGCAAAAAGAAGAAAAAGAAAAGAGGTGAAGCAGCTTAATGACGAAGAAAAGACAGGTGAGCGCTAGGGTAATTAAAGCAGCTGGTACAAGTACGCAAGTGTTGTCACGCCAACAAGAGGATGAAAAGGAAAAGAATGCAATTAACGGTATCATTACACCACCATATAAGATAGAAGACTTACAATTAATTAGAGAGAATAGTACAATTCTAGGTCAATGTATAGATGCGTATAAGCGTAATATTGCTGGATTTGGTCATGAAATGCAGTACAAACAGAATGATATTGAAGAAACTGATGAAATGAAGAAGGAATGGGCGTATGTAGATACAGAAGTCATTCCTTTTTTTAGTTTTGAAAAGCCATTCAAAGAAATCTTTGAAACCGGAATTGATGATAGGGAAACAACCGGAAATGGCTATATTGAAGTGATTCGTAATTTAGAGGGTAAACCTGCTGAATTGATCAATATGTTACCACAATACATGAGGGTGACACGTAAAGATGATAAACCACAAGAAGTAACCTATTTCATAAATGAAAAAACTATTAAACGAAAAAAATTATTCCGTCGTTATGTTCAACAGGTCGGGGCGAGTGTTACTTATTTTAAGGAATTTGGCGATCCGCGGTTCTTGAATAAAGAAACTGGTGAGTTTTCCGATGTTTCATTAGGAGAGAAAAACGCTACCGAAGTTATTCATTTGAAAATAGGAAATGGTCCTTATGGTATTCCACGTTGGGTATCACATGTCGTTCATATGGTTGGCGCTAGAAAAGCAGAAGAGTTAAACCTTCGTTATTTTAAACAAGGAAGACATATCCCGATGGCTATTCTATTAAAGAATGGCGTTCTTTCAGAAGAAAGTGAAGCTGCACTTTCTGATTATGTATCTACTGTAGAAGGCGAGGAAAACCAACATAAATATTTAGTCCTTGAAATTGAAAGTGCTGAAGAAGAAGTGGTTGGTGAGCCTAGACCTAATGTAGATATTGAACTTAAATCATTAGCCGATATTTTGCAAAACGACGCTTTATTCCTTGAATACGATGATAAATCACGTCAAAAGGTACAGTCAGCATTCCGTTTACCAGACATTTACGTAGGATATAGCAGAGATTTTAACCGTGCTACTGCTGATGCAGCAAGAGAAATTACAGAAGAACAAGTATTTGAACCAGAAAGAAACTCACTTGAATTCATTATAAATAACATTCTCCTGCTTCCATATGAGTTAAAACATGTATATGTGAACCTGCGTAAGCCGGAAATCAGTAATACTGAGGATATGGTGAAGATATTAGATGTTCTAAGTAAATACGGCGGTACTACATTCAATGATTTACGTGAAGTGGCGGCGAAAGTACTTAATAAAGATTTAGAACCGTTTGAAGCAGAAGAAGCCAGCCAGCCTATTGCATTGGTATTACAAGCAATTAAGAAAGCTTCTGAGCAGAAGAACATGGAAAATATCCAAAAATCCAATGTTCCTAATGATTTAGTCATGTTAATGAAAGATATTAGAGACGTCCTTTCTGATCTAGAAGGTGAGAATAATGCAGAAGATTGATAAACTGCTAATTTCATTAAATGAGTGGATTGAAAAAGCTGATACAGACGATTTCACAAATTCGTTACCTGATGATTTAGAAGTGTTAGACCTGTTACCAGGATATGTGGAGGAATTTGAAAAAGAAATCGCTAAACTACTCCGCAAGCAGAAGAAGTACTTTGTTAATGGGATAAAGAACTATACGAAAAAAGATGCTGTAGAAAAGGCGTTCAAATTACGAGACATAGTTAATTTTGTTACTGGAAGCCTATTTGGAGCAGATACATTTGCAAAAAGTCTTAGCAAGGCAGCAAGGAAGTTCCTTGATTACACGATGAAGGACATGACCACTGCTTTTATGAATGCAATTGACCCTGATATTCAGTTTAATATCTTCTCAAAACGCACTACAAAGTGGATTGATAGTTGGTCTGAGGATTTAGGTGAGTTAATGCAGATTAACTCACACAAGGCGGTAGAGCGTGTTTTAAATGAAGGTTTAGAGAAAGGGAAGGGTATTCGTGAGATTGCTAGGGAATTAGAAAAGCTTCCTGAATTCGATCGTAAAAGAGCGAGAAGAACTGCTGCCACTGAAGTGCTTGCGAGTTGTTCGGCAAGTCAATTTGAGTCATATTTGCAGAGTCCCGCTGTTACAGGCAAGAAGTGGCGTCATAGCGGTACAAAGAACAACCAACCCCGTGATAATCATGTGGAGTATGACGGTACAACGGTTCCGGTAGAGGATGAGTTTGAACTCCCGAAATCAGGAGAACGTTGCATGTTCCCCCGTGATAGTTCTTTATCTGCGAAAGAGAGAGTTAATTGCAAGTGTGTTATGTCTCCCGCAGTAGACAATCATATATTAGGCCTTTCTGAAGAAGAGAAGCAGAAGATTAGAGAAGAAACGTTGAAGGAGTTGAGCAAGAAATGAAAACTTCTAAAATTAAGCTGATTTATATTTGAAAGGAGGTGAATAAATGAAAAAACGTAAGCTGAAGAACTTGCAGGTTTCACACGTCTCTTATGTAGAGAATGGAGCAAACCAACGCAAGTTCTTTTTAACGAAATCAGAAGAGCAACCAAATTTCGAGAAGCCTGTGAAGGTGATTAAGTCCGATGATGAAGAGAAACGTCTAGTATATGGAATCGTATATGAACCGGATGTAATTGATGCCCATGGTGATTTTACAGACTCTGAGACTATCGAAAAGGCAGCGCATGAGTTTATGCTCAAGTACCGCCAAATCGATAAGAATCACGACTTTGTAGCAGGAGTTGGAGAAGTTGTTGAATCATATATTGCACCTGCTGATATGGAGCTTAATGGTGAACCTGTAAAGAAAGGTACATGGATTCTTACTACGAAAGCAGATGAGGAAACATGGGAAGCTGTTAAGAAAGGTGAGTTCCAAGGCTATTCTCTTGCAGGAGTTGCTGAAACAGAAGTGATTGAGGAAGAAGTAACGAAAACTGAAGAGAAACAAATGAAGTCCTTCTTCCAATTGATGAAGGGCTTTTTTAGTGGAGAAAAAGTTACGAAAGGCGAGGTTAGAGATAAATTTAACCAGAATAAACACCGTCGTGACGTTAACGCCTCCTTCTCTGCATTAGAAGATACATTCTACCAATCATTATGGAACGCACCTACCGCTAGTGATATCGATTTAGAACGTATTGAAGCAGCTGCACTCGAATTTGTGGAGATTATCAATGAGTTGAAGGGTACAGAAGCAGTTGTAAAGGTATGGGAAAACAAACCCGTTGTATCCCTAGCTGAAGAAGTAGAAAAAGCAGGCAAGAAAATTAGTAATACAAATATGGCTGATATTGATGCAGCTATTGAGTCATTAACAAATCTAAAAACACGCGTCACACCGTCACCGGAAGGCGCAGGAAGCGAGGAAGATGGTATGAATCAAGAACAATTAGAAAAAGCTCTAGAGGCTGTTGTAGCACCGATTAAAAAGGAGCTAGAAACAGTTAAGAAACACTTAAATATCGAGCCAGAAAAAACACCTGAGGAACTTGCAGTTGCTAAAGCGGTTGAAGCTGCTACTGCTCCAATCATCAAAGAGTTAGAAGAACTTAAAAAATCCCAAGGTATCAGCAACCAACAAGATACAGATATTCATACAAACGTACAAAAATCTGCTGGCGGATACGCTAGATACTTTGGTAACTAAGGAGGAAACACATATATGAATAACGGACAAATTATTGCAGGCGGTTCTACAGATGTCGTTTTAAAGGATGTAAATGTACCATTACCACAGGCAGAAGCAGAAGCGTTTTTACGCGATACAATCAATAAAGCTACAGTATTACCTAAGTTAAACCCATACTACAAGAAAGCTCCTGCTGGAAATATCGATACATTAAGCGTAGGTAAGCGTAAATTACGTGAAGCGTCTAAAAATGATACTCCAACTGGTGTAGGTTCAATCGCTCCAGGACAAATCCCTTATGCTGTTAAAAAAGTGAAATGGGATGAATGGATTCAAAATGATGATGTTTGGTATGCAATAGCATCACGTGGTCAAAACGTTGAAGATGTAATTATTAGCATGATTCAAGAACAATTCGGCACTGATTTACAAGACTTAGTTTTCAATGGTGATACTGCATCTACTGATCCATTTGTGAAAATTATCGATGGTTTCGTTAAAAAGGCTAAAGCATCTACAAATAAAACTGATTTAGCTGCAAATGAAGTAACGGTTCAAGCATTCGTTGATCATGTATCTATCCTGCCTGAACGTTTCAAAACGCGTAAAGATATTGCGTGGTTTATTACACAAAAAACACATGATAAATTAATGTCTCTATTAACGAATCGCCAAACTAACTTAGGGGATGCGGTATTAGTTGATGGTAAAGTTACGAAATTAGCAGGTTATGAGGTTGAGATTGTACAAGAGATGCAATCTGGATTCGCTATGTTAACTCCACGCGAAAACTTAAAACCAGTATTCACTCGTGAATTGCGTTATAACCGTACTGCTCAAGGTGCAACTGCAGCCGCTAAAGATGCTACGTATCACATCTTATTCGCATACTTAGACTGCGTTATCCGTGAAGTGGATGCAGTTGCATGGATGACTGGCGAAAAGCTGTAAGAAAGGAGCTAGTTAAATGCCCTTAGTTCAATATAAACAGAAGTCAGGCGTTCTTCATATCGGTGGAGGGCGCTTTTTCTATGCTAACGAACCGCATAAAGTAACTGCAAAAGAGCGCGACGAGTTACTGGGTGCCTATTCTGATTTAGAAGAAGTAAAAGAAAGTAAAACAGCATCTAAATCTCAAGAATTGGAGTGATAAGTATGGCACTTATTACTGCTCAAGAATTAATAGATTACACTGTATTACCTGAAGTGAAAAAACGTCCTGTTTCTTTATTGGAGCAGGACATACTTGAGGCAGATACAGAAATTTATAATCTCTCTAAAATAGATTTTAGTGATAAGACGAAATATCCTGAGGTCCCAGTAGAAGTGAAGTTAGCGTGTAAGAAGTTAGCGCAGTATTATGCTTCAATAAACAGTGATACAAACGCTATGAAGGGGATTAAGTCTGAAAGCATCGGTGGCGGTGATTATTCCTATACAAAGGATAGCGCGAGTGTAACGAAACCTTCTGTTTTGTATCTTTTGCAGAAATTCATGAATCATAAAGGGAAAAATAAAGTCACATTCAAAATGAGGACGATTTAATGTCTCTTCAAGGTATGTTTGTTCACGAATGTGATATTTACCATTTGCAGAAGAAAGAGCAACCAGGTAAATATGGCCAACCAGGAGAGACTGTATATTCTTACAATGAAACTCCTAATATAGTAGGACAAAGTTGTTATTTTGCTGAGAATGTAGCTACTGCTGCTCCTGATACGATACAGTCGTTACCAAACCAGTTAAATACAGAGCAAATTAAGGTGTTATTCATACCTGGTACAGATGTGAGACACAATGACAAAGTGATTAAGAGGAATACAAATATCACTTACTATATACGTAATCCTTTTCCAGTAGTACATCCACTTACTGGTGAGGTTAATCATATAAAAGCCATAGCAGAGAGGAAGAGTGAGCCGTGGCTAGCCAAATAACAACTCAAGGATTTCGTGAGTTTAGCGCTAAGTTGAACCGTATGGCGAGTGGATTTGATAGAAATGTAGCTATATGGCTTGAAGCTAGCGGATTTCAGTTTCTAGAGGAAGTACAGAATCAAATTATTGCTTTAAATGTTGTAGATACTCGTAGATTGTTAAATTCGTTTGATAAAGGCGGAAATGGCAATGTGTGGCGTTCTTCTGATGGCGGCTTAGTTTTGGAAATTGGCACAAATGTAGAATACGCAAAAGCTCAAAATGATGGTTGGCAGCAGGTACGCAGATGGGTTCCAGGTAAATGGAGAGGCAATCATTTTGAATATGATCCTATGGAGCGGGAGAGCGGCATGATGCTGACAGCTAAATTCATAGAGGGCCGTCCATATTGGGACAATGCAGTAGCAATATATGAACGTATGTTCCAACGTTCATTTGACCGCCAATTTAAGCAATGGGTACAGAATGGAGCGAGATAATTATGTATGAGCAAATACATGGTTCCATGAAAGCTTTTGTATATGACAGTCTACCTGCTAATACACTTGCTTATCACGATCAAGTTCCAGAAGAACTAGTTATTCCATCGGTATATTATCCGATTTTATCTATAAATGATGATAAAACTTCAAAAGATCATTACACCTTACTATACACGATGATAGTAAGGTTTTTTAATGCAACGACAGATAAGGCAATGCAAGAAGCTGAAAAGGTTGCGAACAAAATCAGAAGCAGCGGTTACACAGTACATCTTCGGAATGAAGATGGAAGTGAATCGATTGACACAGTTTATTTTCGAAGAGTAACAACCGCTCCAAGTGGAGTTGGTTCTGCGCAATTAACAATGATTTTCGAATACCAACAAGCTTATGTAAATTAAGGAGCGTGAAATATATGGCTGAAACACCTGGAACAGTTAAAAACAGAATGTATCGTGGTGATGAATTTATCATTGCTGCAAAAATTAAAGATCAAACAAGTCAGACAATATTAGTTAGACCGTTTGACCAAACGGAAGACTCTCATAATATTGAAGCTGATGAGATTGAAGCGGAATCTAAAGATAGATCATATTCCGATTACGGAAAAAGAAAAGAAACGCGTTCATTCTCTTGTACGTTAGCAGAAGGAGATCCGTATTATCCTGCTGTTAAAGCTGCCATTAGAAATGGTGAATATATGGAAATTTATGAAATTAATATGAGAACGAAAGAAGCAGAAGCTGGTAACTATATGATTACTTCTTTTGAACGTTCTTCCTCTAACGGTGAATTTGTTTCTTATTCAGTTGAAGTTAAATTATCTGGATCTGTAAGAACAGAAACACTTACAGAAATCCCTAAAGGTGCAGGTCAGTAAAGGGCGGTTTTTACCGCTCTTTTTAAATTTGAAAATAACATCCAATTAAAAGGAGATTGATATATATGTTTTTTGAAATCGAAGGAAAAGAGTACGAACTGAAGTTAACTTATAAAGCTATTTCTGAAATCAACAAAAAGTACAAAGGTGGAGCACAAGAAATTGTATCTGTAGCGATGCTAGGTGACCTAGAAATCTTTGAAGATGCAATTTATTACGGTTTACTTCATACGGAACAAGGATTCACACGCGAAAAGATTCAAGATGCATTAGAAAAGTTAATGGAGAAACAAGTACTTACTCAAGAATACATTAAAAAGGTTATCCAAGAAGTAATTACAGATCATTTTTTCTATCAAGCGACAGCTCAGAAGATGAAAGCGAAAATGTTGCAGAAAGTGGAGAAAGAGAATCCGGACAGCAAGGAAATGATGGAGGATCTTCTAGTGTAAAGGAATACACGCAAGAAGATTTTGATAAAGTGCAGCAGGATGGGTTCAGATATTTAGGTTTAACAGCTGACAAATCTATGAACCTATCCCCGCGTGAGTACCAAAATATGATGATTGGTCGTAATGAGCAGTATCTTGATCAATTACAAACATATAGCATTTATGCCCTTATGATGCGCGTGGCCTATCACCATGATCCGAAAAAGCCGTTAAAACCAACTGATTTATTCAATCGTAACAAATTAAATGGCGAAAACGGTAAGGAGCTATCAATAGAAGAAAAAATGAAAAAAGCAGAAGAAAACATGAAATTCCTGCAAAATCTCGACTTCGGTTAATGAAAGGTAGGTGAGATTTTGGCAACAACAGAAGAATTAGTAGTTCAGTTTAGGGCTGAAACCGACCAAATGCGTCGCGAAATACAACAAATGCGCCGACAAATGGATGACTTTGTAACAACAACAAGTCGAAGCTCTCGTGAATATCGCCGAAGTATCGAAAATATGGGGAATGCTAACAGTGAATATAGTCGTAGATTAAGGCAAATGAAAGCTGAACAAAGAGCTGCTATGGCTCCTCATATAGAAGAGTTAAAGCGTACAAAACTAGCTTATACAGAATTAGGTATGAGCATGGGTAACTACCAAGGATCTACTAAAGATTTAATACGCGAAGTAAATGCGTTAGGTGCAGCACAGAAAAAAGCAAATGATGCGATGATTAATGCAAATAGAATGGGAATGGCCTCTATCCTTCAAACAATCGGAACAATGAATAATATGACGCTTATGGCCGATAGATTGAAGGGTAATTTAAATTCTATGGGTAATCCGTTCTATAATTTATCACGTGGTGCTTTAACTGCTGTAGGTGCATTTAACCGATTTGCGCAGTCTGGTAATGCTGCTCAATTAGCTTTAGAATTCGTCGGACCGAATGCATCAATGAAACAACTTAGTGATCAAATACGAATCATTAATACAGGTCTTATGCGTTTACAAATGACGGCAATGGCTACTGTTGCGACATTTGGGATATTTACAGCAGCTATGTGGAGCGCGGCAAAAGGACCTGATCCTTCCGATATACGAAAACAACAGGATGCTATAACAGCGGAATATATCAAAGCGTATCAAAAACGAATAGATGAGGTTTATAATTTTGCTGGTTTATTTGATAAAGTTACTAGAGAAACCTTTAGTGGTAAAGAATTAGCGAAGAACCTAGCTGGACAAGTAGCGTTAATGCGTGATTGGGTTAAAGATATGAAATCGCTAAGTGGAAGAATCCCAGTAGAGTTGAAAGAA